ATGTCGAGCTGACTGCTAAAGTTTATGAAGCATTAAGCAGAGAGCTGTCCGCTTTCAGGAAGGAGAGCATAGACCTTGAGCATGACGTGGCTAGGATAATACACAAGCAAGTAGAGAATGGTTGGACTCTTGATGAGCGTGGCTCTAACCTATTACTCGGTGAGCTTCGAGAGAAGTTACACAATGTAGAGGTTGATGTGCGTAATACATTCAAGCCATTGCCTGTGTGGATTCCAGCTAACCATCCTCAAGACAAGAAGTATAATGTAGATGGCTCAACATCCAAACGATACCTAGCACAGATAGATAAGGGTGCTCATTGGAGAGATGGTGAGTGGGGCTATAACATATTCCCTCAGTTTAACTTAGGCAGTAGGCAACAGATAGGTAGGTACCTCCAGCACTTCGGATGGAAACCTAAACAGTTTACTGAGAAGGGTAGTGTTATTGTTAACGAGAGTGTACTTAGTGGTGTTAAGATACCACAGGCACAACAGATAGCCGAGTACCTTATGTTACAGAAACGTGTAGCACAGGTGCAGAGTTGGGTAGATGCTCTTGAGATTGATGGTAGAGTACGTGGCTATGTCAATACTATCGGTGCTGTTACTGGTCGTATGACACACAGTAAGCCTAACATGGCACAGGTTCCTGCTTCCTATTCACCTTATGGTAAGGAGTGTAGAAGTTTATGGACTGTACCTCATGGCTATTGGTTAGTAGGTTGTGATGCTAGTGGCCTTGAGTTACGGATGCTCGCCCACTATATGAATGATGATACATACACCAATGAGATACTGACTGGTGACATTCATACTGCCAATCAATTGTCTGCTGGTCTTGATACTCGTGACCAAGCCAAGACTTTCATCTATGCTTTCCTTTATGGTGCAGGTGACGAGAAGATTGGTAGCATACTAGGCGGTGGTTCCGGTATAGGTAAGAAAGTTAAGAGGAAGTTTCTTGATAACACACCTGCTCTCAAGTCCTTACGTGAGCGTGTAGCTACAGCATCTAAGCGTGGCTACCTCATAGGATTAGATGGTAGGAGAATACATGTACGTTCAGAGCATTCAGCTCTCAACACTTTACTTCAAGGAGCAGGTGCAATTATTATGAAAAAAGCACTTGTATTATTAAATAACTATGCTATACTAAAGGGTATAGATTACAAATTTATAGGAAATATACATGATGAAATACAAACAGAAGTCCATGAATCAGATGCTAAAGTTTTCGGTGAGATTGCTGTCAAGGCGATTCAAGAAGCTGGTAAAGAGCTTAACTTAAACTGTCCGTTGGATGGTGAATATAAGATAGGAGAGAACTGGAATGCAACCCATTGATAATGTAAACCCAAGCCACTACAGGCAGGGAAAGATAGAAGTTATAGACTTTATATTGGACCAGAAGATGGACTATCTTACTGCTTCAGCTATGAAATATTTATGTAGACATGCACACAAGCATGGAGGTGAGGGCCAGATAGATGACCTTCGTAAAGCGAGATGGTTCATCGAGAAAATCATTGAGCATAAACTGGGAGAAGAGAAATGAGTAAGATTGATAACTTAGTTCAAGACATATACGACCTAGCGGAAACAAAGAGTCATCCTGCTAGGGTACCGAGTGAGCAAATCTTTAAAGACTTTGGTTCCAACATGGAAACAATCATGAGAGAGTGGCTGTACCCTAAGGACTATAGTGGTGGTACATTAAGGATGTCTAACATTGGACACCCTGATAGAAAGCTGTGGTTCAAGCACAGAAGGAAAGAGTTCAAAGGTGAAACACTAAAGGCTCATACTTTAATTAAGTTTCTTTATGGTCACTTGATTGAAGAGATGCTACTAGCACTAGTCAAACTGTCAGGACATGATGTCACTGATGAACAGAAGAGAGTAGAGCTTGAAGGTATCAAGGGTTCAATGGACTGTAAGATTGATGGCTTGTTGTGTGATGTAAAGTCTACATCAACCTATGGCTTCAAGAAGTTTAAGGAAAACACCTTGCAATATGATGACCCCTTTGGTTACATAGACCAGATAAGTGGCTATGGTCAGGCAGAAGGAGCTGATGAAGCCTGCTTCCTAGCTATGGATAAGTCAAACGGACACCTTGCTGTATCGAAGGTTAACCTAATAGACAAGGATGTTGTCGCAAGAATCAAACATGTTAAGTCAATGATAGAACTAGATACAATGCCTGAAGCATGTTATGACCTAGTTGCTGATGGTAAATCTGGCAACATGAAACTACCTATAGGATGTTCTTACTGTGAGTTTAAGAAACATTGTTACCCTAACATGAGAGTCTTTGCTTATTCAACTGGTCCAAGATTCTTAGCTGTAGTTAATAACGAACCTAAAGTAATGGAGATTAGAAATTATGAGTAAAGAATTTAAATTAATTATATCGGACAGTCGTACCTTTGAAAAAGATATGGGCAATGCTCTTAATGATGGGTGGGATTTATTAGGAACTCCTCATTTAGATGGCAATAGATTTCTTCAAGGATTGATTAGACATACTAAGGTTCCTGCAATAAAAGAACCAGAGAAGAAGAAGTAATGGAGTGGCGATACAGGGGCATGATGGATGCTAAGGGTGTGTGTACTATCAGAGAAGTTTTCTACGAGACCGATGGTACTATCACTAGCTTTGCTGTAGACCCTGCCATACCACATGGTGAATCACCAGATGATTTGAAGTCTAACATGGTAGCTATGGTTGAGTGTCTTGACCAGCCATACCTACTTGAAGGAGACTTCATACCCTCAGGTGATGATGAAGAATTTGAATTTACTTTTATAAGAGAAGATGAAAACAAATACCATTAAATACAGAAACAACTTTGAAGCTGACATTGGTGAGAAGTTAGTTGACTGGAACTATGAGCCCTACCAGATACCTTATGTTACAAAGCGTAACTATACTCCTGACTTCACTAAAGGAAACATCTTAGTTGAAGCCAAGGGTTACTTCAGGGTAGGTGATACACAGAAGTATAAAGCCATAAGAGATTCACTGTTCTCACAAGAGCTTGTGTTTGTCTTGACTAATGCTGACAAGAAAGTTAGAAAGGGTTCCAAGATTACAATGGGTGAGTGGTGTGACAAAGAAGGATTCAAATGGTTCACACTAAAAACACTAAAGGAGCTGAAGCGTTATGGCATTACTACTGAATGAACTAAAGGAAAAACTAGCCAACGAGTTTGATGTCTGTCTGCTCTGCGAGTTCTTAGATATAGAACCGGAAGAGTTACTAGAAAGATTTGATGACAAGTTAATTGACAACATAGATAAATTTAAAGGAATAGAGGATGAATAAATTACCAAACGATTATCAAAACTTCATTGCCCTTAGCAGGTATGCACGATGGCTACCTGAAAAGAACAGAAGAGAAACATGGGAGGAAACAGTAGCACGCTACTTTGACTTTATGCATGAGCACTTGAAGGAAAACACTGACCAGAAAGAAGGAATGGTTCCTGAAACTAGGGAGATATTAGAGAAGGCTGTGCTTAACTTAGAAGTTATGCCTAGTATGAGAGCTCTAATGACCGCAGGTCCTGCCTTGGCTAAGAACCACATAGCTGGGTACAACTGTGCCTACCTAAGTGTTGACCATCCTAAAGCATTTGATGAATGTCTATTCATCTTGATGCATGGTACTGGTGTAGGCTTTAGTGTTGAACGACAGTTTGTTAACAAGCTACCTGAAGTACCAGCAGACATGGTTGACATTGATGATGTCATAGTAGTCCAGGATTCTAAGGAAGGCTGGCAGTCTGCGTTCCGTAAGCTAATCACTTACCTGTATGATGGTGAGATGCCTAAGTGGGATTTCTCTAAGGTCAGACCTAAGGGTGCAAGACTATCTACCTTTGGTGGTAGAGCTAGTGGTCCAGAACCTTTGCTTGATTTGTTTAACTTCTCTACTACTATCTTCAAGGAAGCAGGTGGTCGTAAGCTAACAAGCTACGAGTGTCACCGCATGATGTGTAAGATTGCAGAGGTAGTTGTAGTGGGCGGTGTTAGACGAAGTGCCCTAATGTCATTGTCTAACTTAACTGACGAGCGTATGCGTGGTGCTAAGTCTGGTCAGTGGTGGTCAGATACACCAGAGATGGCTCTTAGTAACAACAGTGTGTGCTATACAGAGAAGCCAGACATTGGTATCTTTATGAAAGAATGGACATCACTCTATGAGTCTAAGTCCGGTGAGCGTGGTATCTTTAATAGAGAAGCTGCGATTAAACAAGCAGGTAAGAATGGTAGGCGTGATACCGACCATGAGTTTGGTTGTAATCCTTGTAGTGAAATACTATTAAGGGATGGACAGTTCTGTAATCTAACCGAGGTTGTTATCAGAGCACAGGATACACAAAAAGATATGTTACGTAAGGTTAGGATAGCTACTATACTTGGTACGTTCCAAGCATCACTGACTAACATCAAACGCTTACGCCCTAAGTGGGTATACAACACAGAGGAAGAAGCATTACTTGGTGTATCTTTAACTGGTATTATGGACAATGGCTTTATGAATAACAGTGAGGGAGATAGAGGATATTATGGTAAGCGTAACCTACCTGATTTTCTTTCTGACTTGCGTAAGGAAACAGTCAAGACAAATGAATACTGGTCAGGATTGTTAGGTATCAAACAGTCTACTGCTACTACTGCTATTAAACCTAGTGGTACAGTCAGTCAGCTAGTTGATAGTGCTAGTGGTATACATACTAGACACAACGACTACTACCTACGTAGGGTAAGAGCTGACTCTAACGACCCAATAGCACAGCTTATGGAGGACCAAGGTATTCCATGTGAGCCTGACGTTATGAAACCTAAGAGCGTTAAAGTCTTTACCTTCCCTATGAAAGCACCTGATGGAGCTGTTCTTAGGAATGCTAGGTCTGCTATTGAGCAGTTAGAACTGTGGCTTACTTACCAAAGGTATTACTGTGAGCACAAGCCTAGTGTAACAATTAGTGTAAGGGAACATGAATGGATGGAAGTAGGAGCGTGGGTATACAAACACTTTGATGAAGTATCCGGTGTCTCTTTTTTACCACACTCTGACCATTCATATCAACAAGCACCTTACGAGGACTGTACTAAGAAAGAGTACACAGCGTTGCTAAAGAAAATGCCTAAGGCTGTTGATTGGGATTTGATTAGCAAGTATGAGTTAACTGACCAAACTGTAGGTACTAAAACACTAGCCTGTACTGGTAGTGTGTGTGAACTTGTTGACTTGGTTGAAGAAGAGAGGGATGTAGAGTGAACTTAATAATAATACTAGTAGTAGGAATAGGGATTGTAATGATTGATGATAACCCTAAAGACCTGCCTGTTATAATAGAAGAAAGTTTAATATGCCAACCAGCTAATGAAGGCTGGTGCATAGGATGGAAAGAAGAAAGTACTAACATGACTAATTTTAATGGTATAATAGGGGAGTGATTATGAAAAAAATATTTAATTTAGTAATGCTAACAATGGTTGGTATATCCACAGCCTCATTAGTGTATGTTGTTATGTTCCTAAACGCTCTACAGAAAGGGTGGCTAGTATGACAACAGTAAATCTAATAAGAAAACTGTGGAAAGAAAAGGTTGCGGTGCCTAGACTGTTGAAACAGACAGACAAAATACTGGGTAAGATAGATGTTAAACTAAAAAAAAAGGAGTCAGTATGAAGGAAATGATTAATGAAGTCCTAGCTAACAAAAGTCTAACGGTGTTCCTCGCTATTGTTATAGCAGGTTTACTACTCGGATGGGTTGGTGGCTAACACGTTTAACTGGGGTCTTGTTCCTATGGACAGGACCTCAATCCTCTATCAACAATTAAAAGGAACACTAATGCCTTTGAATAAAAGCACAGACATAAAAGAATTAAAGAAGTTTGACATTGATTTGTCATTTGGACAGCAATGGGAGCAGTACATTGACGAGATGTTCTCCGGAGCTAAGACTTGTGAAGTAAAAACAGAGAGAGATAAGTGGGCCAAGACAGGCAACATCTGCATAGAGAGCCAAAGCTATGGCAAACCAAGCGGAATAGAAGCAACTGAGGCTGACCTATGGGTTCACAATTTAACTGTCGACAATGAGCTTATATGCAGTCTTGTCTTTCCAGTGGATAAACTAAAAGAAATACTTCCTCAGTTACCTAAGCGAAGTGTCATGGGTGGAGACAACAATGCTAGTAAGTTACAGCTTGTTAATCTAGTAAAGCTTATGACCTTACTCACTACTAAATAAACCAACAGCACTATACCCTGTTAGTCCAAGAATAGGAGCCATCTTAGTTACATAGATTGCCCACTCTTCTGCGGTAAGACTAGCAGGTTTATACTTTGCAATATCTCTAGCAATATTAATCTGTCTTTTGTTTTGTCCTGCGTTATCCCAACCAGAAAGAGAGCCCGGCATGTTGCTATCACCGCTTAACATATCTCCAACCTCGCTTTTCTTTAGCTTTTGTAAAGAGTTATAAGCATCTGAAAGTTTTTGTGCTTCTTTCTGAGGTCTTTTTTGTCCTTTCTTTGCACCTGTCACATATTTTCTAGCTACTTTACTAGGCTTTACAAGAGGATTGCGAACATAAGGAGTACTCACTGTGATACCTACATCACCAGCAGGCATTCTAAGTTTAAATAAATCATTAACATCATTAACAACAGACACCATTGTTCCATCTAGGTCTAAAAAGTTTTGTGTGTTAACTCCACCTAGTTCATAGGCTCCACTCTTATGACTATCTCCAAACCATAGCTTATTGCCTATGATTTCAAAATCTCCACCTACTTCTTTTTTATAGAATTCAGCCATATCTTCTACGGAATTAAAAGGTACTTCTCTTTTCTCAAGACTAGTATATAAGGCTTTGTTTTTCTTAGAGAATTTATTTATTTCATTCTTAATATTACCAGCAGCTCTTGAGGACATATCTTCCTTAACAAACATCTGGACATTAGAACCTGATGGTATGCCATCTTTCTGTGCTATGTTAATTTTATTATAGAAGGTAGCCATGTCGTCAGAACTAACTGTTCCGTTTGTTTGCCAAGGCTTTATATCTTTTGTTTTAATAAAATCTTCTACAGTAAAGTTTGATTTACCATAATAGTTTTCTTTACCTACAGTTTTCTGAAGCCATTCAGTATTAATTCCCTGTTGACTGTTCTCAAGAAACTGCCAGTTAAGCTGACCTTGCATGGCTTTTTCTGAATCAGTAATCTTTTCTTTAAGTTTTTGTTCGGATGCTGTTAGTTTACGAGCTTCTTTTATTTCTTCAATATCTATAAGTTTTAACTCAACATCTAGTTTTTCTTTCTTATTTAAACCACCATCTTTTATTAGGTTTTTTAATTTAGTTTCTTGTCCTTCTATTCCTCGCACTTCCTTAGCTCTTACTCTTATCCCTTGAGCCAAGTCGCTATCTAGGAAAGCAAGTTTATCTTTCATTACTGTTTGTGTCCTAGCAGACACACCAATTTCTTTCCTCATCTTTAATTTTGTAGGGTCAATTAGTTCTTTACCTGCACTAGAAAGAGTTTTAGCACCACCTACAGTAGCAGCTATTGCCTTTCCTACCTTACCACCCCCATAAAACAACTCTTTACCTAAATCATTCTGGGCATTAGCGGTTAATGATTGAGCTACTGGCCTACCTACTTTTGTATCAGAAACTTTTAAAAGTCCTTGGCCCATTAATGAACCAACTGGTTTAATAGCTTTGTTCCAAAGGCTCTCGCCTACTTTATTTATTAAAGGAGTTAAAAATTTAGTAGCTGGTCCTATTCCTGCCATAACTTTAAAAGTTAACCGAAGCGTTGAGTTCTAAAGGCTCCATCATCCCAGAGCTTGGTGCAGTTTCAGGTCCTTCTACTGCAATCTCAGGTGATGGAGATACGTTCTGTGTGTCTATTTTAGGCAAACCATAATAGTCATTTAAGAATTCATCTTTATCTTCCTGAGGTAATTGATAAAGAAGTGATTTCATTTCATCTTCATCTAATGAACGAAGCTGTGCTATCATTTCCCTTTCATTATTACCAGTGCCACTAAGCTCTGTTAAATATTCCTCTCTCTTTTCCTGATTTCCTATCTTATCAAAGATAGTGTTAGAGTTCCAAGAAAAGTCCTCATTACCATCAAATAATCCTGCCATAATATTTTCCTTTAATTATCATATAACCAAGCCGAAGCTGTTCTTCCTATGCCCGGCCAAGCAGTAAGAATATCTTTTCCACCTTTACCACCCATACCAGCATTCCAGTCATCACCTACAGCTAAGTTTTTTCCAACATGTAGGGCTTCCATGACTCCGTTAACAAGAGGGTCAAGAGGAGGAACAGGTAAGGCAGTTAACCAACCATATACATCACCACCTCTAGCTAATTGGTCTACATCATATTTACTAATTAAACCTGAGGACCTCCAAGCGTTAACATAAAAAGTATTTTCTAATGTACTATCTCTTCCAAGCATTAAATCAATTACTTTGTCTGACCCCATGTTTGCCATAGTATAATAACCAGCTAACTTTGCTAATTCTTTAGTTGCTTTTTTTATGTTACCTCTACCATATTCTTTAAAAACATCTTGTCTAATTACGTTTACATGTTTCATAGCAAACGATTGTAACATATACATCATTCTACCATTCTTCATATTTAAATATGCTTGAGGCATTTGAGTTAAAGTAATGGGCTGTATTTTACTAAGTTTAATAAATGCAATGTCTTTCATTAAAGATGTTGGAGCATCTATAGTGCCTGCATTAAAGGCTTTAAAATCATCTGCTGCTTTTAAAGCATCTTCAGGACCAAGCCAAGCTCCCCATTGCTTCATAAATTCTTGCCTTCCTTTAGGAGTCTTTACTTGTTGTGCTGCTTTACGTATGCTTGAATTAACTAGAGCACCCTTACCTAAAGCATCAATGTCACGAAAGCCTGTGGTTTTAAAAGCTAAGTCAACCCATCTTTTAGTTCCCATAGCCGAAGTAAAATCTTGAGCTACATTATCTATTAGACCCATGTCTTTAGGAGATAACATTTTACCTTTGCTAAGAGTATCTAACACACCTTTAGAAGCATTTATAATACCATTCTCTTTAGCAGAAGAAGCTAAGTCAGCAAGCTGCCTAACTGCGTTTGTAGGATGTCCAAGCAAAGACATGTACCCTATGTCTTTAGTTGTTTGAACAAATTTATCCATTTGTTTAGGACCGTTTATAAACCTAGCAGTTAATGCTGTTTTTAATTCTTTTAAATCATTAGGACTTATTTTTTCATTTTTAAGTTGACGAGCAACAAAGTCTTTTACTGTTACATCTAAGTCACCACCATCATCTAAACTTTTTCCAAATACTTTATATCTTTCTATTTCCTGAACAGATTCTTTAATGTAATTATTTGTAGCTTGCCATGGTTTAGCATAAGCATTTAATTGTTTTTCACTTAATGTTTCTATTTTTCTATTTTTTGCAGAGCCAGCGTTCTTTAGATTTTTAGGTGTAGATTTAAAATAAGAACCTATAACATCTTCTAACAGCTCGGTACTAGCATCTTTAGGATTATTAATTTTATATTTTTCTTTTAATATTCTATTAATAGGAGCTGTTTCACTAGCAGGAGCACCATCATACCATAGCTTAGAGCTAATCATTTTACGAGGAGCATATCCTTCAATCTTATTAAAAGGTTTTTCACCATTTGCTAGTCTTGCCTTGTTTCTTGATTTATATATTTCATCAAGACCGTCTCTATAAGTATCCCAATCTTTAGCTAAGGCAGGTCCTTTGTCACTAGAGTTAACTATAAACTTTCTTATATCCGCAGCATCTTTTGCAGTCTTAGAGTTAGACATATCAAGCCATAATTTATTTTGTTGTTCCTTAGTAAGAACTCCTTTAAGTTTTGTAGATATAGGAAAAGCTTTATTTAAAAATGGTTGAGTCAGAAGCGTATATTTATGAGCTTCTTCAAAGCCTTGCTTTTCTATTTGCATTATTTTTCCATAGAGTCTTGGAGATATTCTATTTATTTTTTCTCCAATAGGCTCAATAATAGTATCAATTATTTTAGCAGCAGATAATTTTCCTTTCCTTGTAATAGCTACTTCATCAATAGATGCTTGTTCTAATCTATCTAAAGCCTGTTGCCGGTTTACAGGAATAGAAGGTTTTCTAAATTGAATAATGTCATCATAAGTTTTAGAGTCTATTCCTAAATTATCTAAAGCTCTAGGAAGAAGAGAATAATCAACTGGGTCAGTGGGGTTAAAAGGTTTTGATGCTGCCATCATATTAACTTCGTTCTCTATAGTCTGTAACATTTTATCTTTCTTAGCCTTACTAGCTTTTTCAGTAAATTTATTAGTTATTTTTTTACCGGTTGTATAAGCTAACTTAGAAGGAAGTAAAATAGCAGGTGCTAGTGTAGCTCCAATAATAGGAGTTGCCACATCTACTTTACCTTCCTGCCCATACTGGTAAGTAGAAGCATCAACTGCTCCAAATGCCATCATTCTTGGAATACTTGCCATTGATAAGGCTAATGAAGGGGTGGTCATTAAACCAACAAACCCTCCTATTTTATATGCCCAAGAATCTGTATCAGAATTATACCTGTCATCAATTCTAGTTTTAGAGATTTTAGAAGCCTGAGCAACTCTTTCACCTCTTTCCATGTTAGTATATTCTTCTTTAGTTAAACCAAGTTGGTCCTCTGTGCTTTCCCACTGTAAACCATTGTCTACACCAAGAGCAGTTTGTAAAGACATCACTGTAAGAGCATTACTCATTTGCTCTTTAGTCATTTTGTTATCACCAGGATTTCTCCAATCGTATGAGTTTTCTATTTTATTTTCTTTACGAATAGAATCTCTTTCTTCAAAAGTTTTACCAGCTTGTATATATTTTTCAGTCCAAGTATAGTCAGCGTTTCTTTTATCTACCTCAAAACCACCAATAAAATTATTAATCCAACTACTTGATTTTACAGAAGCTTGCTCAATTGCTTTTGTTTCTTGCTCATACAACTGTTCTTCTTCGTCAGGGTCAGTTGTTTTACCTGTTAGTTTTCTAAGGTATTGTTCTTCTGTTAAAGAAGAGCTATCAGAGACAGTAGATGCTACAGGTGTAGAAAGTTCTGTACTAACAAGAGGCTCAACAGACCTCGATAAATTTTTACCTATAGGGGTAGGGTTACTAACTAATGAGTTTATGTATTCTTCTTCAGTCATTATTGTTTAAATTTATAAACTTGAGAAACACCATTTACATCTAAATAATTACTAACACCATCTATAAGAAGCCTTTGTTGACCAAATTCTATTAGTCTATCATTTGGAATAGCAGCTCCGGAAACTCCAAAGATAGCATCTAGTGTTTGTTGTAAGGCATCAGCATTAAACTCCACACCTCCCCATGTCATTCCAGATTTTCCTTGGTAAACTTCAGGAAGGTTAAATACTCTAGTATAATACGGATAAGCCTCAGCCGGAGTAACTTTTGAATCTTCTCTTTTAGAAAGCCTTCTATCGTATGATTGTAAAATACCACCTATTTCATTTTGTAAAGCTAATGCTTTTATGTCGGAACCAGCATCAGGTTTGTCACGTAAGAACACACCACCAACAATGTTGTTTCCTTCACCGGTTGGCATAACATTTCCCATCTCACGTAGACGAGCATCTGCTGCTATTTTTGCTTGTTGTTCTGCATCTGTCTTTACATCTTTTGAAACAATTCTTTCAGTGTTTGCTATTTCAGTAATAGTATCTTGAAGTTGAGTAAACAAAGGAGTATCACTGTACCCTGCATCATCAATTTCTTTTAATAAAATTCTTTTATCTTCAAGACTTTCACTAGGTCTGTCTTTTAATACAGTATTTCTATATTCTACAGCTGCTTGATTTCTTTCATATTTTAACATTGCAGCTGATTTATCTTTTGGTGGTTTTTCTATATCTCCAACAACTCTTTCTGGAGTTCCTGCTTCTAATGAGTCTGTCCAATATTTATAACCGTCACCTAGTTCAGTCATTCCCCTAGCATCTGGAGTGTTTGCTTTTTTCTGTGCCTCTTTAAATTCAAACTGTTTAATTTTAACAGTTAAATTATCTGCCTTTACTTGGTTAGAAAGATTAAACATCTCTAAACCCTTGTCATAAAAACCTGCTGCGTTTAAAGCTGCTGATGCTTCCATCATACTGTCAGGGTTAGTAGG